ATATCACAGTGTTATAGACTTCCCCCCATATTTAGTTTAAGGAGGTACAGCACCGACGATTACTAAATAGGTGCTTTTTTGACTCTACTCCCCCTAACCACGATATAAAGCGATTCTAGGTACTTACTATACCGTAGGGGATATAATAGGTACTCCCCCTAATCTAGCTACCCGACTAGACACGCGTAGTATTTGGTGTTATAATCGTCCTTATGGTCATTCTAATTAAAGGTGTTAAATTTACAATTAAGCTGCTCTCAAAGGAGAACTACGTTAAGTCCCATGCAGTGGCTACGGATAGCTACGCCTACGTTAATAAGTATGATAGAACAATCGTATTTAGAAAAGACTATGTAAGGAAAAACATAGTTGTCCATGAAGTAACCCACGCATTTATCAACGCCTGTCATCTCAGTTCTTGTAACGATCTTTCAGTAGAAGACTTTGAAGAGATAGTTTGTGAAATGATGGAAGACCATATAGAAGATATAATAAAAGTAAGTAATACAATACTTAAATATTTACAGAGGACTAAATGATTATACCAATAATATTTCTTATGTATCAAATATCACTAACCGGAGGTCTATAGTGGCAAGAATAAAGAAAGATGGTGAATACAGTAAGCTACCATTAAAAACAAAGCTTACAATAAATGTTATTGTATTTCTACTCAATAGATTGGCTATTCAAATAGAGCCTTTATGTATGGCTCCTTATTTCTGTATCAATGTATATGAAGCAGAGGTTGAAGAAGATGAAATAGATCTTATCTGGAAGGAAGATAAAACAAACAAGGAATATAAGCAATGAGCACTAAGACAGCTTCTAAACTAAATAGGAAGCAGATAGCCCAAATGAAAGAAATGTATTTAAAGTACACGCCTCTCTCTGAAATAGCTAGAACATTCGACGTAGTGAGAAGTACCGTTAACTGGCATATAAATTCTAATGCTTGGAACGCAGAGAGAAAGATGAACGAGAACGAAGTATTCTCTAGCTTTACTGATGCAAAGAAGACAGACTTTGTTAAAATGACTCAAGCAGCAGTTAACATTATGGCGCGAAGCCTAGAGACTCTTGCAACTCGTCATGAACCGCCTTCAATGACTGAGGCAACTAGAGCTGCGGATATCCTAAAGACGTTGGATAATATATTAAGACTTGATGAGGGTAAACCCACTGACATAGTAGAGAACCAAGATAGACCCTTAACAAATAAAGAACTTAAAAAGAAAATCAAAGCAGACCCGTTTGCAGATTTGGAGGAAGACAATGAAAAAATTAATTAGAGTAACAACGTGCTGTATACTGGCATTAGGTATTGCAGTTATTATTATGGTAACAGCTCCAACAGCTATTAAGAGGGATATCGTTAGAGAGACAGCAAAACATGTTGTGCCTTTTAGACTATTGGTTAGAAACAATGACAGATATGCGTCAGCATCTCACATAGTACATAATGGTAAAGTATTTATATTAACTAATAGACATGTATGCGATCTAAATAGCCGGGTATATAATAAAGATATTCCGGGATTAGAAATACCAGCATCTGCCGGAGATAATATTCAATTCGGGGACTATGTAGGTAAAGTAATTAAAGTAGACATTATCCATGATCTTTGTTTAGTAACGAGTAACAGAACAGACGGTATCAAACTAGCTGAAAATGCGTTGAAGCCTCTAGACGAACTTATTCTTATTGGTTATCCACGCGGTATAGGAATGACTGTTAGAAAGGGTAGAGTTATTGAGTCAGGTAGCTTTAGAGCGCCGTGGTTAGACGGACGTACGGTAAGAAACGTACAAATCTCTGCTATGGCTTATCCGGGTAATTCAGGATCTCCAGTAGTTAATCTTCAAGGTGAGCTTATTGGTGTTTTGTTTGCAGGAAGTTATCCATCAGAGCCATTCATGGTTCCTCATTATTATGTAAAAGCATTTTTGGATAGATATGCCAAATAGTGTCAAGAAACAACACTTACTAGAGGAAGAAGAAAAGTTACATCTTTTATCTGTAGATGACCGACTATATCTACAGATAATGGAAGATCTTAATAAGCCAAGAGGTGATGGTATTCTTGTTGGATTGGACACAAGACTACATGACGATCAGATAAAACAACTTAAGCCATTGTATTTAGATAGCAACACTATTAACTCAATGTTTATTTCTTGTGGTCGTAAATGGGGAAAGACAGAGTTGGTTGGATACATATTATGGAGACATGCTCTACTAAATCCTGGAAGTGCTTGTTATTACGTTGGTCCAGAAGCAACCCATGCGAGAAAGATCCTCTGGGATAACCAGCGTATACAAAAGTTTCTAGGGGAAGATACGGCTAAGTATGTGAAACACCCATATGGTATTAAAGACCAATCAATGAAGATCCTATTAAAGAACGGCTCCTTTATTCAGATAGTTGGAAGTGATAACTATCAAGTTGCCAATGGTCTAACGCCTCACATAGCAGTATATGATGAGTTTAAAGCATTTAACCACAGATGGCATGTAGAGTTTGCTCCAAACAGGGCAGCTAAGGCAGCACCTCTAGTAATTATAGGTACTAAGCCTCGTCCGGGAAATAAGAACATGGATCAGTATAATGAGATCCTAGAATATGCTAACACTAATCCGAAGGAGTGGTATGTAGCTGAAAGAACGACATTCGATAATCCAATCAACCACTTACCTGCTCAAAAGCAAATCATTGAACAGGAAATCAAGCAGTTAATAGCCCGTGGTGAAGAAGACGTTGTTCAACTGGAATATTATAGTAAAGTAATACAGGGAGGTAAGAAATCTATCTTTCCTATGTTCGATAAAAGAACCCATGTCTTTAGTCACTTTGATCTCATGAAGGAGTTAGAGAACGATCTGAAGCGTCTGGAGTGGTATCTAGTAGCAGACCCTGGTACGGTCACTTGCTTCGGGGCTTTACTCGTTGCACTGAACCCCTACAGTAAACAAATCTATATTCTAGATGAAGTGTACGTTACAGATCAGAAAGCCACCTCTACCAGAAGAATATATCCGCACATGGAGGCTAAGTGCCTGAGTTTATATCCGGGATCTAGCGTAGATCTTGATTGGGATAAAACTGCAGATGAAGCCGCTGCTTGGTACATGAACGAAGTACTAGATCAATACCATGTTTACTTTAAACCGACCAATAAGAACCATAATAAGAAGGAAGAGGGCTTAAGTTTAATTAAGGATCAACTAATACATAAACTTGTTAAGATTAGTGATAGATGCGTAAACCTTTGTAAAGAGGTTGAAGGATATGCAGTAGACGATAGGGGTAATATTCCAAAGCGACATGACCACGTTATTGATTGTTGGAGATACTTTAATGCTGCGGCTAATTATAATATGCACGAAGTACTGGAAGCTGTTCGTTATAGAAGCGATCAATCCACCATATCCGAAGGGCGCTATCGAGATCCGCGACACAAAGACGATATAGAAGATGATGCTGTGGATTGGATGGACAGCATATTTGACTTCGACCTAGACTAAAGACTTGATTTTTATTATAGATAGTACTATAGTAATACTACCGAACTAGAGGAGATACCTTCCTACAAAGGCGAAAAGTGGTATGGTAGTTGCTAACTATTTAATTTATATGGAGGAACAATGGAAATACAACAACTTACTATGGCTACATCAATAGCGTCAATATTCATTTCAGTATTGGCATTAATGTTAAGCATAACTATTGCTATTATAATGGTAGCCAGAGAGAAAGCTACACATACAGTACAGTTAGTACCAGTAGATGAAGAAGTACAAAGAGCGAATGATGAATACTCGGCAGCACTTAAACGTCAGAACGATTTGCATAAAGAAGAAACTGAATTAGAGTTTCCAGAGTTTGCATTAGATGATGATGATAAAGAAGTGTGGAGCGTATAAGCAAAGGGATTAAATAATGTCAGACATGTGGGATGAAGAAGAAGATTTTGAAAGCACTGAGAAGGTAAAGCCTTTTTATAAAGTATTCAAAGGCGGTGATGAGAAAGAATTATTACTGTGGTTAAATAAAGTTAAAGGTGCGTTATCTCATAATGCTAAATCTAGAACGGCTACGCAACGTGGTAATCTTACAGCATATCGTGGACTATCTTCAAATAGATTTGATAGGAACAGAGACAGTGGTACACTTAGAAGAGGTAAACAATCAAACAAGTTTATCGTAAATCATTTAAGAGATCTAACAGAAACTAAAGTAAGTCAAATGACTCGCCTTAAACCGGCAGTTGAAGTACTACCTTCTAATGATGAGTATGCTGATAGAGCATCTGCTAAAGTTGTTGGTCTATTAATCAAACATTTATTTTATCTTAATAATTTAGACTTCATGACACAAACAATGCACAGACATTGTAGAATATTTGGTGAAACATTTATGTTTATTAATTATGATAAAGATAAAGGTGATCTAGATCCTGCCTATGTAGCAGCTAAGAATGAAGGTCTTTCACAGATTCAACTTCCTGATGGCTCAGTATATGATATGAAGAAACCACTTAAAACTGGTGATCTTAATTATGAAGTAGAGCTTCCTTGGCGCGTTTTAATGCAACGTAAGCTACGTCTTGAGGATGTAGAATATAACTTTAGAATAAGTGTTAAAGAAGTAGATGAACTTAAAGATAAATATCCAGATAAAGCAAACCTTATTAAGAAAGATGAAGATCTTGCAATGTTCGATATTGAGGACTTAGAGAGTAGATTCTTAGAGGACCACGTTATAGTATATGAGTTCTTTCACAAGAAAACTGGTATGATGGACGATCAAAACGTATTAATCACATTTACTAAAGACGTTATACTAGACCAAGAATTAAATAAGTACAGCCATGATAAATTAAACTTTGTACGTCT